GTGGCGCGCGTAGCGAAAGAGCTGGGCCCCCTCGCCGTCTCGCGGATCACGGCGCCTGGCCTTCATGCCGTCGGCGGGGTCTCCGGCCTCTATTTGCAAGTGCTTCCCGCCCGCGTGGACGCCAGCGGCGAGACGGTGCCCGGCGGCCGATCGTGGGTGCTGCGCGCCACAGTGGGCGGCAAGCGCCGCGACATGGGCCTGGGCGGCTTCCCGAGCGTCACCCTCGCCGGAGCCCGGGAGCGGGCCCGGGACGCCCGGGAGAAGATCGACAAGGGCTTCGACCCGATCGAGGTCAGGAAAGCCGCGAAGGCCGCCCTCCTCGCCGGTGCCGGCCGGGTCCTGACCTTCAAGCAGGCGGCCAAGGACTATCTCGCGGCGCACGAGGGCACATGGAAGAACTCGCGGCATCAGGCCGGATGGGTGCACACCCTGGAGACCTACGCCTATCCAGTGATCGGCGACATCGCGGTCGGCGACATCGAAACCGAGCACGTGCTCAAGGTGCTCCGCCCGATCTGGCCGGAGATCACGGAAAGCGCGTCGCGGCTCCGCGGCCGCATCGAGAACATCCTCGACAGCGCCAAGGCCGGCGGCGCGATCAAGGCGCCGTGGGAGAACCCTGCCCGCTGGCGCGGCCACCTCGACAAGCTCCTGGGCGCCCCGCGTAAGCTCAAGCGGGTCGTGCACCACAAGGCCCTCCCGGTCGACGAGATCGGCGACTTCATGGTGCGCCTGCGCAAGGCCGAGGGGATGGGCGCCCGGGCCCTGGAGTTCGCGATCCTGACCGCCGCCCGTTCCGGTGAGGTCCGCGGCGCGACCTGGGCGGAGATCGACCTTCAGGCGAAGATATGGACCATCCCTGGCGATCGGATGAAGGCCGGCCGGGAGCACCGCGTGCCGCTGACTGACGCCGCGATCACGCTCCTGGAGGCCCTGCCCCGTGTCGCCGGGTCCGACTACGTGTTCCCTGCGGTCCGCGGCGGCCAGCTGTCGGACATGACCCTGTCGGCCGTCTGCCGGCGCATGGAGATCCCGGCCGTGCCGCACGGCTTCCGCTCCACCTTCAAGGATTGGGTGTCCGAGCGCACTGGCTATCCGAACGAGGTCAGTGAGGCAGCTCTGGCGCACCTCGTTGGCGACCGCGTCGAGGCCGCCTACCGACGCGGCGATCTGTTCGATAAGCGCCGCCGGATGATGGGCGATTGGGCGACGTTCGTCGCGCAGCCATCGCCGAAGGGCAACGTCACTCCGATGCGGGGGCGGGCATGACGCCGGTCGAGGACAGCGAAACGTCCGTGGACATAACCACGCACCCAGATCTCGCGATTGCCCTCCTCTGGCCGTACATGGCGCATCCTGACGATCAGGTGAGTCGAGAGCGCGTGACGGCTTATCTTTGGTCTTGCATCGCGGTCGACAACCCGGGGCTTGGGCTAGAGTTCTCCGGAGAGATGCTCGCTAGGCTAAGCGAGGCGGCTGCCGTGGGGGTGGGCAACGATCTTGCGGACGCTGGGCCTGGCGGCTGTATCGCTGGCGACAACCTCCTCCACTTGCTTGAACTGTCCCGGATTCGTGCCGGCGAGCTCGTCCTTCCGCCGGTCACGGAGGCCGCCATAGACGCGAAGGTGCGGTCCAGGGTAGCGGGCGGCGGTACACGCTTGTCGTTCCACATAACGAGCTCACTCTATCGCCACCTGCGGGATCGCTCCGGCGCGCGCTATCGGGCGACACCCGAGACCGTGCGCGAACACTGGCTAAAGTATAGAAGAGTGTCTCATCTCTGGGCCGCCTACTTAATGTTAATCAGAGAGCATGACTTACTTGCTAGCAAGTCCCCGTTCGAATTCGACGGTCGGAAACTAGGCGGCATCGCCATGGCGTTGCGCGAGGTGGGGGTGGCTAGACGCTTGCCAAATGGCGAAGCCGTTCTCCCAGAAAGTGCGCTGGTGATTCTCAACGCCCCGGCGTTCACGGTTGGATTGGATGAAGTCTCGCCTTACTTGGCCGAGGCGGTGGCGTCCTACAGTCCTGGGGCAAAATAGGGGGTCGGTTTTCAGTTCCCACCCATAGGGTTTCAGTTCCCACCCCGCCAACCGCGCCGATCTCCCGCCTCCTGTGGCCGCACACCGCCATAGGAGACCGCGATGGCCGCCGCCTACCAGACCGCCAGCGCACTTCGGGAGTTCGACGACCTCCCGGACAGCGCGCATGTTCGACTGCCTGTAGTTCAAGCCTTGTTCGCCTGTAGCGACGAGACCGTCCGGCGCCGCGTGAAGGCCGGCCAGATCCCAGCGCCCCGGAAGCTGGGCCCGCGCCTCACTGCCTGGCGTGTCGGTGATCTCCGCGCCGCACTGCGCGCCGTGACGGGGGCGGCGGCCTGAGCCATGCGCCAGACAGATCGAAGCCCGGCGCCTTGCGGCGGCCGGGCCCCTTGGAATGTTCATCTCACCGAACGCGCCAAGGATAACCCCTCCCCCCGCTATCCGCAACATGACCGCCTCCTCCTGCGCCTGATCGTCTCCGATGAGGGCCACCACCAGGGATGGGAGGTCTGCCATGGATGAGGCCTCGGAACAGATCGCCGCCATCGTTGCGTACATCGAGGCGTACCGCGCTGCAGGCTGGCCAGCCGCGATGACCCTGGAAGCCGTGCTGGGCGCTTTCCCCGGCGCTACGGCCGACGACTACGCCGTGGCTTTGGTCAGGGCGAACCGCCGGAGGGACGGCCGGTGAGCGACGTCATTCCCATCGCCAAACCCGAGTTCATCACCGTCACCGTGAGCGTGCCTGCAGCCTTGCTTGCCCCGCTCATCGAAGCGCTGAAGGCCGCGCAGTTCGAGGCGATCCGCAAGGGGTTGGCCGGGCCCGGGGAGCGGCGCCTATGACCGCGCTCGTCAACTCCCCCAACGGCTACACGGCCTTCGACTGCGCCGACCTCCTGACCAGCGGCTTGACCGGAAAGGAACTGGTCGAGGCGCTGCGAGCGAACTTCAGCGGCATTGGTCGAGGCGACCTATTCCTCGCGATTCGCATCGCGGTGAGCATCTGGAGCGCCGAGCACCTCGAGGTGCGGGCCGAGCGCGACACGCTCCGCCTGGATCTCGACAGCGCCCAGATCGAGCTCGGCTGGCTTCGTCGCCAAGTCGAGTGCATGCGCGACTCCGGCGCCTGGCTTCGCCCCGCCCCCAGCGTGGAGCGCGCCGCTCATGGATGACGATGTCGTGGTCAACATTCATGCCGGTCACCGTCCCGAGCGGTTCGACAAGCCGTTCACGGCGGACAAGCTGAAGGCCAGGCTGCTCCGGGCGCGCCTGTTCAACTTCTCCGGTCTGGTCCCTGTCGGCGTGGTCACCTTGCTCGGCGGCGAAGGTGGCGGCGGCAAGTCGCTCTTGGGCCTCCAGGCCTGCGTCGCAACCGCCATCGGCAAGCCCTGGCTTGGCCGAGACCCGCTGAAGGGTCGCGCCCTATACCTGAGCGCCGAGGATGACGTCGACGAAGTCCACCGCCGCCTCGGCGACCTCTGCACACACTACGAAGTCGGCATCGAAGACCTCGCGGACCTCAAAGTGTGGCCATACGCCGATCTGGACGCGCTCCTGGCCGTCTCCGACGACCGCGGGCGCGCCGTGGTGACAACGCCCCTGTGGGACGATCTGCAGGCTGAAATCAGGGCCTGGAAGCCGGTTCTCATAGTCCTGGATTCCCTCGCGGACGTTTACGGCGGCGACGAGAACCACCGCGCCCAGGTGCGGCAGTTCATCGGCCACCTGCGCCGCATGGCGATGGCGGCGGAAGCGGGCGTGCTGTTGCTCGCACACCCCAGCCTGAACGGCATCAGTTCCGGGTCGGGGCTTTCCGGTTCGACGGCCTGGAATAACAGCGTCAGGTCGCGGCTCTACCTGTCCAAGTCCACCGAGGAAGGCGCCGACCCCGACCTGCGAACCCTGTCGGTTAAAAAGGCCAACTACTCACCAGCCGGCGGCGACCTGCGCATCTATCGCCGCGCCGGCGCCTTCGTGGTCGACCAGGACGCGCCGAGCTCATCACTCGACATGGCCGTCCAGAAACGCCGCGTGGACGACACGTTCCTCGAACTGCTCACCACCTACGAGGCGCAAGGCCGCCACGTCAGCGACAAGCCCAGCGCCAACTACGCGCCGACCGTGTTCGCACGCGACCCTGCGGCAAAGAGCACCAGCCGCAAGGGCCTCGAAGGCGCGATGAACCGCCTGTTCGCCGCCGGCCAGATCCGCGTCGAGATGGTCGGGCGACCCGCCAGGCAGCTTCGCAAGCTGACCCGCGTCGCACCTGCGGACCCGGGTGGCGAAGCGTGAAACCCCCCGTCAGACGCCCGTCATTCCGATTTCAGACCCCCCGTCATTCCCCCCGTCATTCTCTGTCAGACCCCCCGTCAGACGGGCGTGACACCAGTCCCCCATACCCCCTGGAGGCTACGCGCCCCTTTGAGAGGGCCGCGCCTCCGAAGAACGTACGGGCGGAGAAGCTCAATCGGCCGCCTTTTCTCGCTGCCATTCGTCTCTCATCCGACCATGGTTATACGGAGGCTCCGTCCGCCGTTTCCTCTCGGCGTTTGACGTCTTCTGCGACTTCATCCATTGTCACACCCATCAATAGGACGCCCATGTCTCGCCCAGCCTCTGTCCCTGACCTGACCGGCAAGCGCCCGCCACACGCCCGCTCGGCGGTGTCCAACGGCACTCGGTTGCCCGGCGGTGTCAGTGCGAGTTCGGCCGAGGGCCGGCGCTTCGTCGACATCATGGGCGACCTCACGGCGCAGATGGGTGGCGCGCTCGGCCCGGCCGAACAGCTCCAGGTCCGAACCATCGCGGGCCTGATGCTTCACGTCGAACAACTGCAGGGCGCCATGTTGCGCGGCGAGGCGGTCGACAGCGAACAGATCACCAGGGCCAGCAACTCCGCCGCCCGCATGCTGTCCGCCCTACGTCGCAAGGTCCCCGCCAAGCCCAAGCTCACCGGCCGCGCCGCCCTCGATGCGCACATGGCGGCCAAGCGTGAGGCGGCGGCATGAGCGGGCGCGACGATCCGATCACGGCCCTGCGCGACCCGGACGGCCTGGGCGCAGCGCTCGGCGACCCGTCGACCTTCGCCACATGGTTCGCCGCCATCAAGGGCGCCTACGGGCTGCCGATGGACCGCGCCGAGCGGGCGCTGTTCGGCAAGATCGCGGGCGGCCGGAAGCCGCCGAAGAGGCGCGTGCGCGAGCTGTGGGCTGTCATCGGCAGGCGCGCCGCCAAGTCGCGCATAGCCGCCGCGCTCGGCTGCTACGAGGCCTGCTACGTCGACCACGGCGCCGCGCTCAGCCCGGGCGAGACGGGCGTGGTTGCGATCATCGCCGGCTCGAAGGACCAGGCCGATTCGGTGATGGGCTATCTGCGCGCCTTCCTGACCGAGTCGCCGCTGCTGTCCGAGATGATCGAGAGCGAGACGGCCGACGAGATCCGGCTGGTCGGCGGGCTGACGATCGCGGTGATGGGGGCAAGCTTCCGGCTGGTCCGCGGCCGCACGCTGGTGGCGGCGATCGTCGACGAGGTCGCCTACCTCAGGGACCAGGCGAGCCAGCTGAGCGACATCGAGCTCTATCGCGCCCTCCTGCCGGCCCTGGCGACGAGCCGCGGCATCCTGATCGGCATCAGCTCGCCCTATCGCCGGACCGGGCTCCTCGCGAAGAAGCACCGCGACCACTTCGGCAAGAACGACGGCGACGTGCTGGTGATCGGCGGCCCTACGGAGCTGTTCAATCCGACGATCGACCGCAAGACGATCGCCGACGCCTATCGGGACGACCCGGAGAGCGCGAAGGCGGAATGGGGCGGCCTGTTCCGCTCCGATCTGTCGGCGCTGCTCGACGACGCGGTGATCGACGCTGCGATCGACCACGAACGGCCGCTCGAACTGCCGCCACGGCCTGGCGTGACGTATCAATGCTTCGTCGACGCCTCGGCTGGGCGCGCGGATGCCTTCACCGTTTGCGTCGGGCACCTCGAGGGCGAGCGCTTCGTGGCGGACGTGGTCCGAGGGCGCCGGCCGCCGCTCAACCCGAACCAGGTCGCGGCCGACTACGCCGCCCTGGCCAAGGAGTACGGCTGCACCAAGGTCGTCGGCGACAACTTCGCCGCGGAGTTCACGGTCCGCGCCTTCGAGGCGGCTGGCATGCGCTATGAGCGCTGCCTGAAACCCAAGTCGACGCTCTACCTGGACAGTGTCGCCAGCTTCATGCGCGGCGCCGTCAGTATTCCCGACGACCCTGACCTGGTCCGCGAGCTCCGGTTGCTCGAGCGCCGCGTCGGTCCGTCGGGCAAGGATCGGGTCGACCATCCGCAGGGCGTCGGCTCGTCAGACGACCGCGCCAATGCGCTCGCCGGCGCTCTGTCGATGGCCGTTGCGAAGGCGCCACAGGCGTTCGTCTGGAACGTCGACGGGCTCGCCATTGGCGCCGACGGCCCGGTCACTGCGCCGCCGGCCGCGCCGGACGTCTGGCCGCCGCCAGGGGCCGAGGTGCTGTCGGCCTATCCGGAACACGCATGGGGGATCGCAGGATGACGACCAAACCGGAACTTGACCTTGCCGCGGAGGTCCGCGGACTGCGCGAGAGCTTCTGTCAGATCCTGAAAATGGCGCTTGTCGACCTGGAATTGGGCCGGCCTGCGGACGCGGCGCAGTATCTGCGGGCGGTCATAGAGCGCCAGGGCGGCCCGCCGGCGGGAGCCAGCATCCAATGAGCGGCGCGGGGGGCGATATGGACCCGGGCGCGCTGTCTGCGGCCCTGCAGGCGGACCTTCTACGCTACCACGAGGCCTATACGGAGACGCCGCAGCGGCCGCTCGGCGAGATCCCGGCGCGCCTGCTGTTAGCGCGCTGCATCGAGCGCCTGGTCGACGCGCGCGGCGCTGCGGCCACGGTCATGCGGGGAGCGCTGGACCTGATCGAGGCCGGCTCGCCGACGATGGCCGCCGAACTGCTGCAATGGGCGCTGGAGCGCTACGAGGACCGCCCGGAAGGAGCATCCATCCAATGAGCCGCCCGATTCCCTTCGAGCTCAAGGCCGTCGGCGACGAGGGCATATTCTCCGGCTTGGCGAGCACCTTCGGCAACGAGGACATGGGCGGCGACATCGTCGCGCCTGGCGCCTTCAAGCGCTCGCTGGCCGCGCACACCCGGGCCGGAACCAAGGTCAAGATGTTCCGCGACCACGACCCGCGCGAGGTCATTGGCGTGTGGACGTCTATCCAGGAGACCGCGAAGGGCCTGGAGGTCACCGGCAAGCTGACGCTGGCCGTCCAGAAGGCGCAGGAGACCCTTGCGTTGCTGAAGGATGGCGCCCTGGAGGGCCTCAGCATCGGCTATCGCACGGTCCACGCCACCAAAGACCGGAAGACCGGGGCGCGCGTGCTCGAGCAGCTCGACCTGCACGAGATCAGCCTCGTGTCGATCCCCATGAACCAGGAGGCGCGCGTCGTCGCCGTGAAGGCTGACGAGATCGCCACCGAACGAGAATACGAGGCCTTCCTGCGGGACGCAGGCTGGTCGCGTGAACGGGCGAAGGTCCTCGCGAAGGGCTTCCGTCCGGCTGCCGCCGCTCAGCGGGATGCTGACCGGCATGCGGTGACCACCTTGGCGCAGCGCATCCGCGCGAGCGCCTCTCTGATCACCCAACCAGGAATACAAACATGAACTATCACCCGAAATTCGCTCGCCTGGAGACCAAGGCCGCCGGCGACCAAGACGACCCGATCGACGAACTGAAAGGCGCCTTCGAGGTGCACGACACCGCCGTAAAGGCCCGCTTCACGGACCTGGAGGCGAAGCTAGCCGCCGCCACGGACCGTGCCGAGCGCCTGGAAACCGCCTTCAAGCGCACCGCCTCCGGCGGCGACCGCGAGCAGAAGGTGGAGATCACCGGCGAAGCCAAGGCCTTCCACGGCCTCCTGCGCTACGGCGCCGAGGCCCTGCCGGAGGTGGAGCGTAAAAGCCTTACGGCCAGCACCGACACCGCCGGCGGCTACCTGGTGCACGAGCAGTTCGCCAGCGAGATCATCAAGAATCTCGTCCAGTTCTCGCCCGTTCGCCAAGCCGCGCGCGTCGGCCAGATGTCCGCCTCGGATATGCTGATCCCAGTGCGCACCGGGGCCCCGACCGCGGTCTGGGTGGAGGAAACCGAGACCCGCTCTGGGACGCAACAGGCCTATGGCCAGCAGCGCCTCACCGCGAGGGAGATGGCCTGTTACATCGACGTCAGCCTCAAGCTGCTCGAGGACGCCAGCTTCAACGTCCAGGACGAGATCGCCATGGACCTGGCGGAGGAGTTCGGCCGGCTCGAAGGGCTGTCCTTCGTCTCCGGCAATGGCGTCGGCAAGCCGATTGGCATCCTGAGCGATACGACGATCACCACCGTCAACACGGGCTCTGCGGCGGCCGTCACGGGCGACGGTCTGATCAACGCCCTCTACGCCCTGCCGCCGTTCTATCGGAACAAGTCGTCCTGGATGCTCAACGGCACGACGCTCGCGTCGGTCCGTAAGCTGAAGGACGGCAACGGCCAGTATCTGTGGGCGCCCGGCCTCAGGGAGGGCCAGCCGGAGACGATCCTCGGCCGCCCCGTGGTCGAGGCGGTCGACATGCCCAACGAGGGCGCCGGCCTCTATCCGATCGTCGTCGGCGACTTCGGCCAGGGCTATCGCGTGCTGGACCGCACGGGGATGACCATCCTTCGCGATCCCTACACGCAGGCGACGAGCGGCCTCGTTCGCTTCCACGGCCGCCGCCGCGTCGCTGGCGACGTCGTGAAGGCCGAGGCGCTGCGCATCGTGAAGTGCTCGACCTGATGGGCAAGGTCGGCGACCGACTTCGGGCACGAACAGTCGACTACAGTCGGAACCTCGACGAGGTCATCCGCCGGTCGGCGCTCGAGGTCGGTCGCCGAATCATCGACCGCACGCCGATCAAGACCGGCAAGGCGCGCAGCAACTGGAACATTTCGCTGGGCGCGCCGGACATCACCACCCGCGACGCGACGGCCGAGCATTACCTTCACGGCGCCGAGGATCTGCCGCAGCCCGGCGTCGGGAAGCTGTCCGTCTACGACGAGATCCCGGTCATGATCTCGAACTCGCTGCCCTACGCACCGAAGCTCGAGCGGGGCTCAAGCACGCAGTCGCCGTCCGGCATGGTCCGGATCACGGCGATGGAATTCCCGACCATCGTCAACGCCATCGCCAGACGGGTGTTCGGCACGCGCAACATCGTGAGCGGAGGCTTCGATGACTGAGGTCGAACCGGGCTGGGTCTCCGTGCCTGATGCGCTGGCCGAGCCCAGGCCGCCAGAGCAGATCGGCGAGATTCTGGCGCTGCAGGCGCTCGTCGACGAGATCGACATCTACAAGCGCCAGGCGCAGCTCTCGATCCGCCCTGAAGTGAAGGCGAAGGTAATCGAGATGGCCCGCAACCGGTTGCAAGTCATCCGCGGGATCATGTCACTCAACAGCTACATCAAGGTCGACAACGTCGATCTCCTCGACCGCCAGCTGTCGGACATCGAGGCCAAATGCGCGCCCAGCATCGCGGCGCGGATCGGGGGCCGACCGTGACCATCGAGGAGCTGATCCTAAAAATCGAGGCGCAGGGCGGCGACAAGCTCGTCGCGACGATGAACCAGGCCGCGAATTCGGCGGACAAGGTCGAAGCGGCCGGCAAGCGCGCGACGACCGCCACCAGCGCCCTCGGCAAGGAGATGGCCGACACCGCGGCGGATGCTGTGAAGCTGGATCGCAGCCTCAGCGGCGTGGGCAGTTCCTTCGACGAGATCGGCAAGCATTCCGGCGACGTCGAGCGGCAACTGGCGGGCGTCATGGGCGTGCAGGGCAAGCTCGCCACGAGCTCCAAGCTCGCCTCACATGAAATGATCAATCTCGGCCGACAGTTCGCGGACGTGGGCGTCAGTCTCGCCTCCGGGCAAAAGCCATGGATGGTGGCGATCCAACAGGGCGCGCAGATCGGCGACGTGTTCAGCACCGCGCGCGCCCGCGGCGTGGGATTCGGAGCCGCCCTCGGCCAGGTCGCAGCCGCCGCCGCGCCGCTGGTCGCCATCCTCGCGCCTGCCGCCGCCGCCGCCGCCGCCGTCGGCAGCGCTTTCGCCATCAGCGCGCACGAACTCAACGAGGAACACAAGAACCTGATCGGCACGCTCGGCTTGACCAGCGACCAATTGAAGAAAGTCGGCGACCAGTCGATCACGACGATGGACGTCATGAAGGGCACGTTCAACGCCACGTCAAAGGCGCTGACAGACGCCTTCAAGCCTGAGATCGCCGCCGTCGAGAGCGCGTTCGATCATACTATGCACGGGATCGCGGGCGCGGCCGTCAACGCGGTGAAGATCAACGTGGGCGCCTTCACCGGCGGCTTCGAGGCGATCAAGGCGACCTGGAATCTCCTGCCCGATGCGATCGGCGATGCGGCTATGTCGGCTGCGAACCTCGCTGTTTCCGCCATCGAGGGCCTCGTCAACAAGTCGATCGACGCGCTCAACCAGTTCCGGCCGACCATTAACGCCATGTTGATGGCGACGGGCGCGCCGATCCGGCTGCCCGAACTGGATCACGTCTCGCTCGCGCGGCTGAACAACGAATTCGCCGGCGCCATGGGCAACCTCGCCAAGGTCGGCCGCGAGGCGTTCAACGCCGGTTTCGTCAGTGGGACCAGCGCCGTCGACGCCGGACTGGCCGCCATCGAGCGCGAGACCCTGAAGGCCTACGAGGCCCGGGTGCGCGGCCTGGCCGGCGAGGCGAAGGCCACAAAGGACAAGACGGACGCGACGAAGAAAGCGACGGGCGCGACGCTGGAGGCGGTCACCGCGGGCAAGGCGTTCGATGCCAATTACGTCTCCACCATCGACCTGATCAAGAAGCACAACGAACAGCTCAAGCTGACGCCCGCCGCCCTCGACGACGCGGTCCGCGGGATGGAGGAATTCCGCAGGAGCGTCCAGCGGGCCGCAGACGACGCGCTGCAGGGCTTCGACGCCCTCTTCCAGGGCATCCGCAACAAGGACTGGGGAAGCGCCCTGGGCGGCCTCTCCAGCGCTCTGGCGAGCATCACCGGCTCGGTTGGCGGTCTCGTCGGCGCCATCGGCAACGCCGGCAAGGGCGCGTTCCTGGCCCAAGGCCTTCACCTTGGGACCGGCAACGGCGCGGCCGACATCGGCCTCTCGATCGGCGGCTCCATCGCTGGGAGCATGTTGGCGAGCTCCACCATCGGAACCTCGATCGCCGCAGGCATCGCGAACGGCGTCGTTGGCTTGGGAGGCAGCGCCGCCCTGGCCGGCACCATGGGCACGATCCTATCCTCCGCCGCCTTCCTGGGGCCCGTCGCTGCCATCGTCGCCCTCGGCCTCGGTTCGCTCCTCGCCGGCAAGCCCACCAACGCGGGCGCCGGCTTCGACCTCGTGTCCGGCCAACTATCGGGGAACAAGCGCACGTCGGAAACCGAAAGTGCGGCCAAGGCGGCCGGCTCCGCAATCCTCTCCGGCGAGGACATGCTCCGCGCCCTCAAGATCGGCCTCCCGGAGATTATCACCGGCGTCGTCATCGGCACGCGCGACCCGAGCCAGATCTACACCTCGGGCGGCCGCACCATCACCTCGGCCGTTGGCGACAACGCAGCCGCGGCCGAGGCCGCCCTCAAGGCCGTGCTTGAAACCGCGACGTTCCAATCCGAGGCGCAGGAGAAGGTCGCCAAGTCGGCGCTCGCCGCGGGCAAGTCGTTTGACCAGGTGCTGGAGGTGCTCTCGAAGTACGAATCCGCCCAGGGCCTTAGCCAGTCGATCACCGATGCGATCCAGGGCTTCCTTGACCCGCAAGGCGCTGCGGTCACGCAACTGACGCGGGCGCAGGAGGCTCGCGCGGCGGAGATCAAGGCCGCCACGGATGCTGGCTATCTGACCACCGAGCAGTTCGACGAACTAACCGGCAAGCTGGCGACCCTGAACGGCCTGGAGCTGGCCGACACGCTCAAGAAGTTCGCCTCCAGCGTCACCGATGCGACTGACAAGCTGAAGGACATGGTGCTCAGCGCCTTGAACGACAACTTGAGCACCGCCCGCGACGATCTTCGCGACGCCTACCAACGGGACGCGACCGCCATCCAAGGCGTGATCGACAAGAACCGGGCGCTGGCGAACAGCCTCGACGATTATCTGCGATCGTTGAATGTCGGCCCCGTGGCGATGCTGTCGCCGGAAGAGGCCTATCGTCAGGCGAAGGCCGCGTTCGAGGCCACGCCGGTGGGCAGTGAAGGGCTCCAGGGCGTCTCCGAGACGTTCCTGGAGGCGTCGAAGGCCTACAACAGCAGTAGCGAGGGCTACTTCAAGGACCTGGCCGCGGTGAAGCGCGCCGTCGGCGATTCGGCGGCCTACGAGAAGTCACAGGTCAGTACCGGGGAGCGTGAACTCGCACTGCTGAAGGACCAGGTCGCCCCGTACCTGAACGACATCAAGAAGAACACGCTGGACACGGTCTCGGCGATCCTCGGGGTGCAGGCGGCGATCGGCCTCCTGGCTTCGGTTCAGCGGGCCAACGACAACACCCCTTACGACGCCTCGGGGAACATCAACTACAACGGCGGCGTGGCGCCCACGGCCAACTACGGCGACCAGGGGCTGCTGCAGTTCCTGCCGCACTACGCTGGCGGGACGGATTTTCACCCGGGCGGACTGGCTGTTGTCGGCGAGCACGGCCCCGAAGTTGTCAGCCTGCCGCGCGGCTCCAGCGTCACCCCGAACGGGGGCGGGAACGACAGTCTGCTGAGGGCCCTGATCCAGGAAGTCGTCACCCTGCGCGCCGAGGTCGCCAAACAGGGGAATGCGGCTGTGTCTCAGCGCCGGGCGATGGCGTTCCAGGAAGAAGAGTTCCACGAACAGAGCCAGTCCTCGCTCGACCGCATCGAGTTCGCGGTCCGGAGCGCGGCCTAGACAAAGGAAGACACTGATGTGGTCAATTTCGCCGATGATGATGGCGAGCGCCGTCGATCCAGTGACGTTCATCGCCGCCGGTTCGCAGACCTCGACGACGCTGACGCTGGCCGACAAGGGCGCCGCCGTTGACGACATCCTCTGGCTGTTCAGCCCGCAGAACCAAGGCATCCCCGCATCGCCAGGCTTCGTGCCCAGCGGCTCGGGTTGGACCTCGACGTCCTACGTCGTGACCTTAGGGGCCGTGGCGACCTTCGTCTGGAAGAAGATCACCAGCACCGACGCGATCAGCCTGACCGTTACCGGGCCGAACTACGGCTTTTCGTACGGGATCTATCGCGGGCCGCAGACTTGCGCCGTCGTGGTCGACGACACGGATTCGGCGGGCGCGGACACCGATCATGCGATCACGTGGCCCGCGAAGAACGCGGCCTGCGTCGCGCTGGTGGCGCTAGGCCGGCAGGCGAGCGCGGCCTGCAACATGAGCGCCGACACTGGCTGGACCGATCGCAACCACGGCTTTGCGAACACCGGCGGCTCGCCGATGGCGTACGACGTGCTCGACAGCTTCACGCCGCCGGCCGGGTCGCACGTGACGACCTTTCCGGGTGTGTTCGCCGATGGCGGGACCGCGCCGCACCGGATCATCGGCGTGGAGCTGCGCACCTGACGAGAGCTAGCGCCGTATCGCGCCCCGCCGTGGGGCGCGTAGTGAAAGGGCCGCCCCGGCGTGGAGCGGCCCCGTTGTACGCGTGTACAAGGTTGAGCGAACACGCTCGGCCCATTCTCGGATCGATCCGAGATTCAGACCTCCATCGCCCGGAGTAGAATGTTCGCGGCCTTCCGGGTGAGAGCGACGCGTTCGTCGTACTCAGCCCAGGCCTGCCGGTTCCGAAGGGTGACGACGTTGTGTTGCGGCACGGTCTCCTCGAGGTAGCGCTCGGCGCCAGCCGTGAGGGCCGCCTTCACCTTTCTGGCCTGTTTGACGGTCAGGTCCCTGCGCATGACGTACACCAGCAGCGTCGCCAGCAGCAGCGACAGCTTTTCCTCTGGGATCGTTTGGGTTTGCGGGTTCATCAGCGCCACCCCTTCTCGCCGCGCGCGTCGAAGGTGCGCAGCTCGTCGCGGCTCTGGACGTAGAACTGCAACGTCACCCACTCCTTCCCGGGACTGATGATTTGACCCAGGTCGTCGGGATGCATCCCAGCGGCTTTGGCGTGGCGGACGCAGTCCTTGAACGCGGGGTGATACCAGCGGCCTTCCCACTCCGCCCAAGGGTCCGTAGGGGTGGGGAACGCGGCGATCGGCAAAGCGGCCACGGCGAGGCCGGCGGTGATCGCGAAGAACTCGCGGCGGCTATGATCGGTGGCGCTCATGACTGGCGCTCCCTCGCCATCTCGTCGGCCAGCCGCTTGCCGGCCGGCTCGCGGGTGTAGAGGCCGCCGCCGTGCGGCTGGACGACCTGGAACTGATCGGGCGTGCCGAAGTAGCAGACCGGGTATCCGCCCTTGACGTCCTGCTCCCCGGAAATGGTGACATGGAAGCACTGCGACAGCTTGCAGCCCAGGTGCTTGGCCTTGTCGACCACCAGGGCGCCATCGGGGTGCGCCCAGGCCATCCAGGTGCGGAAGGTGGCCCAGGCCTCGCGGGTGTCCTTGATCCTGGCCATGGTCAGAGTCCCCTCGTCAGGGCGACGGCGTTCAGGGCGAACACCACCAGCCAGACGACGCTGACGCCGCACAGGAACAGCGCCGCGCCGGCGCCGAAGCGGCTGGCGAGGAAGCGGCCTGTGTGGACTATGACGGGGGTGTGGTGAGGCGCGCGCGGCCTCGTGTTACTGCTAGACGCAGCCATGATGATCCCTCCGATGGATCGTTGCGGTTAGGGCCTTGGCGAGGGCGGCAACCCTTGCCTTGGCCCGTCATTAGTGCGACACCTAAACCACGATGTCAATTCCGGCGATACCAAAAAAGCGAGGCAGGCCGGCGACAGGCCGGGACCCTACAATCACAGTCCGCCTGCCTGTCGAACTGGTCTATCGGGTCGAGCTATGGGCGGCGGCCCGCAAGATCACCCGCTCCGAGGCGATCCGCGCGATGTGCGAGACGGTGCTCCAGGCCGACGCGAAGCCGTGACTGAACAGACCGCCCAAGACGTCCTCCTCCCGCCCGAGCTGGAGGACCGCGTCCGCGCCTTCGCCGAGGCGTTGCTGATCAAGCGCTCCGAGGCCTTCCGCCTCCTAGTCGAGGCCGGTCTTCACGCTCTCCAGCGCGACGACGACGCCCCTGTGGAGTCGGAGTAGGCCAGGGACCTTCGCCAGGTTCGTCGCGATCCGCCGGGCTTGGTCTTTCGTGAGCCGATCCGGGCCAGTGCCGATAATCACCCGGTCGGAGAAGTGGACATAGGCCAGCGGGTAGCCGGTAGCGTCGGCGACAATATAGCACTCGGATTGCGGGATGACGAACCAGGGTGCGGGGAAGCGGGACGGCATTGGCCGACGTGAACAGAACCGGAACGACGGAGTCAACGGGGTGCCGCGCGTTGCGCGTCATGGTGGCGCATGAGAGGCTGACACGGTGAAGCCAGCCGAACACGTCGTCGCCGCCATCTTTCTCATGGGGGCCGTCGGCTTCTTCCTGGGGGCGGTTGGGAAACACGGCGCCTTCAGCGAAGCAGCCGCGGCTTGGGCTCAGGCCATCGGAACTGTGATTGCGGTGTTCACCGCAATCTGGGTGGCGCGCGCCGAGGTCAGAGCCCAGGAGCGAAGACGCGCAGAGGACACGCACGGCCAACTGGTCGTTCTCGTCACCGTCGCCCGTCAGCTCGCGGCCGCGGTCGCCCAGACGATGATGAAGACGGGCGTGAACATGGGCTTCGACCCGGCGAACTTCGACCACATCCTGCGCGCCCTCGATGAGGTTGAGCTCAAGGTGCTGCCCTCAGCCATGCTCATGCAGATCGTCGTCGACCTTCGAAGGCAGGGCTATTTTTATCGCAACGCCCTAGCCGTATTCTTCGACCTAGACCAAGGAAGCCGCACAAGCGCCGCCGCGCACCAAGAGCTCGAGCGCCTCGGGCCATTTATTCGCAAGAGCGTGGGCCAAATCGAGTCGCTGGCGCTGCGCTGGTCAGCTGAAGCAGATCGGGTCTTTGGCGACAAAAACGCCGCCTAA